CTAAACTATATAAAGGATATACCGAAGTAGAATTTTATTCTACAAATGATTGGAACAAAATGAAAACGCTTATGAATAAGCATAATGTTTTTTATAAAGACAGATTCAACGAAGCGCTAAGAAACTATATAAGAAATATAATAAACGAGTTTAAGTTTTAATATTTAAACTATTTTTATATTTATTAATAAAGTATATGGCATTAGTCCCACAAACATTACAAGTACAGATATATAACGCATTTTTAAAAGCATTTAATAATAAGGCTGCGACCCCGGAAACATGTGCATTACAAATATCTAATGACTTAGCATTAGCAATAGACATATATATTAAATCGCAAACAATAATAGTCCCACCAGGACAATCAGTATTAGCGCCACCACCAGCCGGGACAGGTACAACAGTATCACCATCCTCACCTGCAATAATATCATAATCTTATGAGCGATAAATACAAAGAAATAATTAAACAAGAGTATAGGAAATGTTTTCAAGATCCTATATACTTTATGAAAAAATATTGTGTGATACAACATCCACAAAAAGGTAAGATAAACTTTAACTTATATTCATATCAGGAAGATTGTTTACGAGACTTTAACACATATGATTACAATATTATATTGAAATCAAGACAGCTAGGTATATCAACCTTATGTGCTGCTTATTCATTATGGTATATGACATTTTATGGAGATAAAAATATAATGGTACTTGCAACTAAACAAGAAGTAGCTAAAAATCTAGTAACTAAAGTTAGAGTAATGTATCAGAATTTACCTAGTTGGATAAAAGTACCTTCTGTAGAAGATAATAAATTAAGTCTTAGATTTAAAAATGGTTCACAAATAAAAGCTACAACAACAAATAGTGATGCAGGTCGATCTGAATCATTGTCAATGCTTGTTGTAGATGAAGCTGCGTTCATCGACAATATAGATATAGTGTGGTCAGCTGCTCAACAAACACTTGCTACAGGAGGAAAGGCAATTTTATTATCATCACCTAATGGTACCGGCAACTTTTTTCATAAAACATGGGAGGATGCGGAAAATAATCCTAAAAGTAGATTTCATCATATTCGATTACCATGGACTGTACATCCTGAACGAGACCAAGCTTGGAGGGATAAACAAGATGAATTATTAGGACCAAGAATGGCTTCGCAAGAATGTGATGCCGATTTCATTTCATCAGGAAATACATTACTGGAACCGGATTTATTATCCTGGTATGAAAATACAACAGTACAAGAACCTGTTGAGAAACGAGGGTTTGACGGTAATTTATGGATATGGGAATATCCAAATTATTCTAGACAGTATGTGGTTAGCGCTGACGTTGCAAGAGGCGATGGTGGGGACTATTCAGCATTCCATATAATAGATGTAGAAACCTTAACACAGGTTGCTGAATATAAAGGACAAATAGGTACTAAAGAATTTGGACATATGTTAATGTCAGTTGCTACAGAATATAATAAAGCGTTATTAGTAGTAGAAAATGCTAACGTAGGATGGGCAGCATTACAACCAATTATAGAATCAGGATACGAAAATCTATTCTATGCAGCAAACGATTTATCTATAATGGATATACAAGCACAAATAGCTAAGGGATATGATCTAAAGGATAAGTATAATATGAAACCTGGATTTAGTACTACAAGTAGGACTAGACCACTATTAATATCAAAACTAGATACTGTAGCAAGAGAGCGATGTATTATAATTAGAAGTAAGAGACTAATGTCAGAACTTAGAGTATTTATATGGAAAGGTGATAGAGCCGAAGCTCAATCTGGATATAACGATGATTTAGTTATGTCATTTTGTATAGGGCTATGGGTACGAGATACAGCGTTTAAACTGATACAACAAGGTTTGGATTTAACTAAACGAGCATTAGGTCATATTCATAAATCTGGTGAAACATCAATATATTCACCAGGTATCGTTAGACAAACAGGATGGTCAATGTCAAATGGAAAGGGTAGTGAAGAAAGTTTAACCTGGTTAATTTGATTATTGATATTTATTTAATATATTAATGTATGGATTATTCTAGTATATACAATAGAATTATAGAAAAACGAATACAAACAAGAAATATAAACAAATATGGCAGAGAAAGACTTATACAGTAGACTCAAACGAATCTTTAGCAACAATGTCATCGTACGAAGAATTGGCAAAGATGCAATTAAAGTTGTAGATAATGATGCGCTACAATCATCAGGCAATATAAATATAAGTAGATATATAGACAGGTTTACTCGTTTACATGGAGTAAAATCACAACTATCTACTTATAACAACAATTATAACTATTATAGTTCAAAAACAGAATTATATACCGATTATGAGGTAATGGATACAGATTCCATTATTAATAGTGCTCTCGACATTTATGCAGATGAAACAGTAATGAAAGATGAGTTCGGACAAATATTATCAATACGTAGCGATGACCAAAGAATTACAAAGATATTAGACAATCTATTCTTTGATGTATTAAATGTAGATTTTAACTTGTGGCCTTGGGTTAGGAATATGTGTAAGTATGGAGATTTCTATCTCAAGTTAGACATTCATCCTGAAATAGGAGTAGTAAATGTTACTCCAATGTCATCATATGAAATGATTAGAGAAGAAGGTGTAGATCCAAATCAACCATATTTAGTACAATTTGCAAATTTTAACTATAAAGGTGTTAAATGGGAAAACTATGAAGTAGCCCATTTTAGACTATTATCAGATTCTAACTTTTTACCTTATGGTAAATCAATGCTAGAGGGCGCAAGAAAAGTTTGGAAGCAGTTGACATTAATGGAAGATGCAATGCTTATTCATAGAATTATGCGTGCACCTGAAAGACGTAAGTTTAAAATAGATATAGGTAATATTCCACCTAATGAGGTTGATGGTTATATGCAAAAAATCATTAATCAAATGAAAAAGACTCCGTTTATGGATGAAAAAACGGGAGAATATAACTTAAAGTTTAACTTACAAAATATGTTAGAAGATTTCTATTTACCAGTACGAGGACAACAGTCAGGTACTGAAATAGAATCATTAAGTGGTATGGAATGGACAGGTATAGATGACATAGAATATCTTAGAAATAGAATGATGGCAGGACTTAAAGTACCAAAAGCATTCTTAGGATATGATGAAAGTATTTCAGGTAAAGCTACATTAGCCGCAGAAGATGTTCGGTTTGCTAGAACTATTGAAAGAATTCAACGTATAATAATTTCAGAATTAACTAAAATTGCTATTGTCCATTTATATGCACAAGGATTCGAAGGTCCTGATATGATTAATTTTGAAATCAAAATGACATCACCATCTGCAATATATGAACAAGAAAAAATAACATTATGGAATTCTAAAGTTGATTTAGGAAAATCAATGATGGAAGGCAAACTAATGTCATCAGATTTTATATACAAACATGTATTTAACTTTACAGATGATGAAATTGCTAAAATGAATGATGATATTACAAAAGATCAAAAAGAAGCATTTAGAAGAAATAAAATAGCGGAAGAGGGTGAAGATCCTAAAAACCCTGTAGGTAAACCTGAAGAGGAGGAAGGTGGTGAAGATGAAGAAGAAGGTGCGGCAAATCCATTTGGTGGTGAAGAGGAAGGGGCAGAAGAAGGCGGTGAAGAAACAGGAGGAGAAGAGACTACTACAGAAGAGGGAGTTGAACGTAAAACACCAGAAGTACCAAAGGGAGGATGGCCTGGAGCAGGCAGACCTAAAGAATCAACAAAATATGGAACTAATAGGCACGTAAGAGGTAGGGATCCATTAGGTAAAGAAGAATTAAAAAAACTAACTAGAACTACTGAGGATATAAAGAAACAGTTCGGCATCACTAAAATAGATAAAGTTAAAAAACAAGCTAGTAAAATAATATCAGAAACTAAAAAGACTGATTCATTATTAGATGAAAATCAAATTATTGACGGTGAAATATAAAATTTCATCATATTTATATAAAATTATATCATCATAATCATACCATGAAGAAATTAAAGCATTCGAAATTTAAAAATACTGGTATATTATTTGAGATGTTAGTCAGACAAATTGCTGCTGATACCTTAAATAATACTAAATCTAAATCGATTGATCTAATTAAAAAGTATTTCAATAAGAATACTGAACTTTCTAAAGAATTAGAACTATACCAAACTCTAATGACTGAAAAGTTTAACAAAGATACTAAAGCAACTCAATTACTTGAAGCTGTAGTACAAACTAGAAAACAACTAAATAGTCAAGCATTATCTAGACAAAAATATAATCTTATAAAGGATATACAAAAAGCATATCCAATACAAGAATTTTTTAAATGTAATGTTAATAACTATAAAGAACTAGCTTCAATATATAAATTATTTGAATATGAGTTAGCAGATAATCCTGCTGATATGGTTAGAACAAGACATGCTATCGTAGAGCAGATTTGTACTAAGAATGCAAGTAAACCTGAAGTTGCTGAACTTAAAGAATTTACTCAACAAGATAAAGATATAAGATTACTATCATATAAACTATTAGTTGATAAGTTCAATACAAAATATTCAACATTGAATGGTGCGCAGAAAGGATTATTAAGAGAATACATAAATAATGTAAATAATACAGTAGCTTTAAAGTCATATATTGATTTAGAAGTTCCCAAATTACAATCAGCATTAAAAATATTTATACCTAAAATAGGGGATAAAGTTACTAAAATTAAATTGACCGAAACAGTTTCATTACTAGATAAAATTAAAACATCAAAGTCAATTAAAGATAATCATATATTATCAATGTTACGCTATTACGAATTAGTAAAAGAACTAAAGAAAATATAATATGGCAGTAAATATAGATCCAGGGTATAGCTATTCAAACGCATATAGCAACCAAAGAGCATCATTAAATATGGGAATTGGTGATGCAAGCCAATTAGTTACAGGATCATT